ACCAAGGTAGATTGTAATTTCTTACTTATAAGTACAGTTAGCTCTTCTAACAAGTTATAGGATTCTGGTCCAAGTCTTATATTCAATTGTCTTTTATCAGCAGCTTTTCCAAGCAACACAATTGACTGTGCTTCCTTACTTTTAATTCCATTTTCTAAAAGTATTTGAGCAATCATTACTTTCTTTATACCGAAAGCTATTGCTAAGTCAGTTATACTTAAACCGTCATTATAACGATTAAGGATTTGATCAATATTAATGGTAGGAGGTTTCTTACGTCCTCTTCCCATATATTCTTTTTGAAAATTTTCAGTTAATATTTGTTTAGATAAATTAGACATAATTGAATGCCTCTAAATAATTTCTTTGTAATGTTTTAAATGATTCTTTTAATAAATTATTTGTATACTCATGCTCAATTAATATTTCTTTTATAGATTGAGGACTTGGAGGTACTATATCTATGACTTCAGTACCATCAATAGCAAATGCATCTAAAGTTGCATTTAAATCACATTTAGTAACAAATACACTTCTTTCAAAAGAACCACATGAAGGATCATAATCAATAAATACGATTTCAAAAGGCCATTCAAATTTCATCTTAACCTCCTATATATAAGGTAAACAATGCGAGCGTCAAGATAATGGAGGAGGACTCCATAAATGCTCGAAGAATAGTTATAGGAAGAGTCATGACTTGTTCTCTAGTTTTTCTAGCCATGCGTTGTGGTGCATTTCATCAAGTGTAACTGGAGGTTCACCACCTGAATGATCCCATAAATATTGAGGAGTAGGATCCTCATCTTCATAAAGTGAATCATCAGTTTCTAAGTAGTCAACTTCACCAGTCATATACTGATCGATACGCACTCCTTCACGGTGACGTTTCTCTGCGTCAGACAGATTTTCGGATGCTCTCATAATAATACGGAATAATTAAGAGAATATAAAAAAAAGAGCTAGATAACTAGCTCCTATGTGTTTCTAATAATCTCCATGATATTTGTTCCTACGATTTCATCTCGTGGAACAAGATTTAACATTGGAGTTGCGCTTGGAGACATAAACTTTTTAGTAGCTTTGCCTCTTTTCCAATCATTAAATGATTTAATGATCGCATTCATCAATAGTTGAGAAGAATAAATACCATTACCTCTTCTTCTATATGCAGGATTACTTAATTGATTTCTAAAAGAAAGAATTGAAGAATCTGCAGGAAGATTTGCACCTGTAGTAAGGAGAGTAAAGAATTCCATTATCTCTTCTAAACGCCAACCAGCATCATCAGCTATCAAAGCAAATGCTAATGCAGAACTTAAAGTAAAAGTTTTAAATTGCCTATGGCATTTAGTAATAAAGGGAAGATGGATATCTATTAATTCTCTCTTCTGATTCCAATACTTAACTACTTTATTGTGATTAGGAGCAGTAAGTTGTCCCCATCTAACTTTAGGCGTTTCTACATATTGAATGTAAATTTTAACTGCAGCAGCAAGAGTATTGTGCTTAGTAGTACATCCAGAGAGCGTAAGCATATCTCCAGAGGTACGAGTAGCACCAATATCAATTACTGAAAAAGTAGATGGATCACAATTTCTACCAAGGAGAATTTTGATAGACTTACCTGATTTAACAACAGCAGCTAAACGATGTTGACCATCAAGTAAATTACCTTGGGGATCTAAAGCAATCCCTTGGTTAGTAACTTTCCAGTCACCCGCTTCAATAGAACGGGTATAAAGCATCAATTTAGATGTACGAATCTTTCGATTCTTATTGTTATTCTGTGTCAAGATTTTCTCCGCCCATTGCGGAGTCATAGTGACAACTTCAAAGGTAGGTTCAGCCATAAGACTGTCGTGTAAAAGGATAAAGGAGGGAATGAATCCCTCAGTCTGCCTAATTAAAGGCAGAGGGAGAGAATCTATTCAAATTGAGATTGATATCCATTCTCTAGATATCTCAAAGCTTCAGGAACATTTCGCTGAAGTTTGTAACCTTTCTTAAGTAAATCAGCAACAGATTTCCTGATTACACTTAAAGGTGCTTCAATCCGAACGTATGTAGGTTCAGAAGTCTTTGGATTAACGCTAGACATCTCACCGAAGCAGCGTGAATCATCAGAACTATCTTTCCTTACAGTTACCAGATAACCTTCATTGGCTGTTCTCTGGTAAAGGTACGATTGAGTAGTCATAAGACTAGGTAGTAGTGTACAAAAAAGAGGGTAGCGAGCGCCGTCCGTCATCATTACCAAAAATGGAGACAGATGAACTACGTATATCTCGCTATGAATCCCTCAGTCTGCCCCCGAAGGAGCAGAGGGAGAGAGTCAGTCAAGTTCCACAGTTTGGATACGATGTTTCATATCCTTAAACCAACTAGAAACCTTTGGTGCAACATTTGCATAAAGTTTCTTAACGTCAGCTTGTAAATCATTCCACTCTTTATTATGTTCAGCAACTCTTAGATCAAAATCACTTTGATAACTAAGACGTTCCTTCCCAAAAAGTGGAATCATCTGTGGTTTGCCTTCCTTTAAAGAAGCAATATGTTCTTCTAGGCTGGTGATCTTGGCTTCTAAGACAGCCGTTTCTTGTGCAGTCATTTTCTTCTGTTCTTCCATTAGTAGATTTAAACGCTTACTCTCAGAATAAGCTAAAGATAACTCAGATGCTTGTGCAGCCAATGCTTTATCTTTATCTATTAATGTCTGTTCAGACGATTTGAATGCTTTATAAAACGACGCCTTAGACCCTTTCTGATACTCAGGGAGTTTATTCAACTCTTGAGATTCAGTAAGAGGTTTCTTGTCACTACTCACAACCTTTAAAGCAACATCTTCAACTGGTTCAGATATTATTTCATTGGTAGTGAGCTGTTCAGTCATAGGAATAACTTCACTAGTAACAGTAGTTTCAGCGACAATCGGCATAGAAGAAGCACGCTGTCTTCTTGCTCGCTTGGACGAGGATCTTCGTGACATAGGTCAGAAGCAAAGGACACGAGCCGTTTAAAGACTTGCTCAGGTCAAAAGTTGAGGGAGGAATTGCACCTCCCCAAGGTCACTAGACTCAACTTACTGCTATGAAGCAGCTACAACTTCCTTGCCTTCAGCTTCAGCACGTTGTGCTCTGCTGGCTTCACCAAGACGTACCGTTGTTGGATTGTCAGTTAAGACAATTTCCATACGACTACGACGAGCACCATCCTGTGTCTCCCAGGTCTTATAACGAAGTCTGAAATTCACAGAGATTGTGTCGCCTTGGTTGTAGCGACTAAGGATGTTATTACCAATACCGTTGTACGCGGTGAGAGGTATAGCAGACTCTTCATCAGAGCTGCCAGTAGGCTTAACTCGGAACTCAGTTACTGTGAAAGAACCAGAAGGATTTTTCTGAGTAACAGGAGAGACGATAGTGCCTGTGATACCACCGAAGTTGGTAGGGTTCATGGATAAACTCCATAAGGTGTACAAAGGAATAGTTTTGTGACTTATTCAGGTCAAGGCCATGCCAGGGGATTTGATCCCCCAGCTCATGCTTATGACATGGCAGCTTTAGTGCATGAATGTTCTTCATAGCAATCTCTCATCTGCTCAAGAAATTCTTTAACAGATGTATCTGGTACAACAGATGAAATATCTTCTGTCTTCCAATAAGGATTACCTTCAGAATCAATCATCTCTACCTGATATTCGAGAGCATGAAGCTGTCGTCCAGGTAGATAAGCAACACGATCAAATTTTGGATTTGTAGGATAAGTCCAAGGATTGATAGTAGGCATTGTGTTAATGCAAAGGACAAGGGAATGAATCCCTCAGAGAGCCTAATTAAAGGCTCTGGGAGAGAATCAAAATGATGGTTCTTCTAAACCAGCATCTGATCTGTCTTCTACAAAGTCAGGCACAACAACTACATTTGGCTTCTTAGCCTTAGCAGTTGTCTTCTTAGCACTAGACTTTCTAGTTGACTTAGCCTTTGCAGGCTTCTTCTCGTCTTCTGGTTTGATCAGTTCAGCAAGTTTGATCCTGCCGTTTCTGATATGTTCTGCTACTGAAGTATGAACCTTGGCTTTCTCATCTTTATCAGATTTGATATAAGTCCAAGCTCCTGCTCCTGCAGCTACACTTGCGCTCAGAAGTACGAGAAAAGATGTACCTTTCATGGTGAAAAGTGTGAAGGATAACGAATAGTTTTGAGACATATTCAGGTCAATACTGAGGGAAGGGAGTTGCACCCTTCCTTAATCTCTCGACTCAATAGCTACGTTTAACACTCCAGCTTGAGTAAATAACTACACCATGTGGTGCAAGCTCTTTTAATGTCCAGCTAGACAACACAGTTTTATGACATGCTTAGGTCAACTACGTTTAACCTCCAGTTTGAGGTGTCGAACTTAATCGATAAACTGTGCTACCTTTAACGTCCAGCTTGACGCAATTACCAAAATAAATATCAATTTCAATTCATCATTCCTTCTTCATTTCATATAAATATGTAAACGAAGCAGGTTTATAATTAATTCAAATGATCTTATCTTCTTCACTTCCCTCTCTATCACTCAAGAAATAGAGACGGGGTTATTAAGTTTACTAAAACTTATGTAAGTTATGGGCACAGCATTTAAACCTATCGAAGCCACTCTTCAGCAACTCTTCTAGCTTTTCCACATGCTCTGCCGAACATTAGACCTTTCAAGAAAGGCGACTCATCTTCAGGCGTCCCCGTCCCATATAAAATGTAAAAGGGAGACGAAAGGAGGGAGAAATAGGGGGAAAAACGATATAAATACCTATTTTTGACCCCCCTACCCCCTATCTTTACTCTTACTTCTGTTGGTTTTGCAGTTCTCTACGTTGGATGAACTACTAAACCTAGTCGAAGAGAAGACTAAGGTACTCTTTGGATATATCCAATAGATGTACAACGAAGCAGATATATAACTACTTCGGTATCAACATCTCTTACTTCTACTTCACTTCTGGTGTAGGTATACATAAGACATGTTTCTTTTTTTTCTCTGAGCAACACTCTTGCAGAGTATTACTCCAGATGTAAATTCGATTTTTCACCCCAAATTGATGTTTTTAATGGACATTTGGGGGCAATTGATAGGTTGATACAACTTAAAATCGATATATCTAGAGTTTTTATAACTGATGCCCGTATCTCCACAAGAATTTTCGCTGTGGGCGAGAATGACAGGCAATAAATATCCCAATTCTGTTGAAGAAAAGGCACGTTTAGCACCTGAAGTACATAATTTTTCCCAAAATGTCGGTAAACAAGGGGCGTTAGGGGTAAAAGAACCAACAACTAAAGATCCTGGCGATGTAAATATGCGGGAATATACAAAAGCCTTGGGAGATGAGTATAATTCTTTACTTAATCAAGCCATGAGTTCTCGTGAAAGAGTTTCTCCAGAAGTTTCCAATCGTCTTAAAGAATTAGATCAACATATTCAAAATTCAGCAAGCCGTTTTCCTTGGAATACGCCTTCACCACTTGATGCTGCAACTGTACGACGTGTTGGAGCTACTTTTTCCAATGAACAAGAACCAGAACCCGAACAAAAGTCAAATTTAGGTTCAAAATTAGCAAAAGGTGCGTTAATTGCTGGCGGAATTGCGGCGGGTGTGGCTGCAGCACGTAATCCAGGTGTACAAGAAGCAGTAAAGTCTGCTGCAAGCAAAGTAGATGACTTTGTTTCTAATTTCACAACTCCAAGAACAGTAAATGTTGATACTGCGGAAGCTGTTAGGGATGTAACTAATTCTGCGCCTGGAGATGTATATTCTCAAGCCATAATTCCTACTCACCAACAAGTTGAGGGTTATACACCAGCAGGATTGCTACCAGGTCGGTTTGGAACAGGCGAAGGAAAAGATTTAATTGCAAAAATTGCTTCTAAATATGGTACAAACGATGATGAACCATATGTGCATCCATCACGTATCCCTGGGATGCCAGGTGGGGACTATCGTGGTAGAAGATTTGATACAGAAGCGCCTTCTGAACGATTGAGAGCTGGAAGAAGAGATAATGAGACTGGAATGTTTACTCGTTATCACGAAACAGGTGAATTACCTCCATCTGCAATAACACCAGAGATGAAAGCTGCTTTATCGCAGTCAGATGTAACAAATGCAATAGAACAGATAAAACAAAAGTGGATTAATGAGCATAGTACATCTAAACAAAATATTTCAGGTCTTCAAGAAGGTATAAGACAAGAGAAATTAGCAAGAGGGGATAAAGAGATATCTCGTGGCTATTTTGAAAGTGATGCAAGAAGACGAGAACAAGAATTAGCAAGAAGAGGTTTCAATGAGAGTGATCTTCCTACACCTGAAGATCAACCTGCACCAGGAGAGTTTTCAGCAGATGATCCACGTGCTTATGAGCAAAGTCTAAGTAATAAAGCTGATGCAGTTATCTCTGCTTTAGGTGCAGCTGATCCAGAATTTGGTCATACACAATATGCACCACCTGAATCAGTAGAAGCAGCTAATGCTGATCCTAGTCAAAACCCTATCAATACAGCACTTAGTGGTCCAACGACTCCTGGAAATAATGTTCCCACAATTCAATCAACTAATGACCCTGGAACATTAACTGGTCAACATCAAATTCAAATTGCTGCAGATAATGCAGTTGATCAACTTGAAACGGATATTATTGCAATTAGAAGAGCAGAACTTAATGCAAAAAGAGCACAAATAGCTGAAGGAACAGGTTTATCAAATCCAGCTATAGATCGGTTCTTGGGGAAATATTTCCCATCTATGACAGAAACATATAGTGATGTAGATATCGCATCTGGAAGAACTCCTGAAAGAACAGTTCCTAATGTTGGACCTGAAGCTGGAGTAACAAAAGCAGCTAGTGGAACATCTATTCGAGGACGTTCAAGAGTACAAGATTATGAACCTAGTCGTGATCGTCAAAGAGATATTATTCCAGAAGAAGAACCACTAAGGGGAAGTCCTGAACCAGAACAAAGACCTGACATTATTGGAGGAAGATTACCTCTTGGCGGTATTCCTGGAGATTTAGATACAAGTGAGATGTCTAAACAAGAAGTTATCCAATCAATTATTAATCCTTCAACTGTAGATCTTAGAGATAAGACTCCTATTGCAGGAACTGGAGTTTATGGAATAGAAAGAGGTTATGTTTCAGGTGCAATGAAAGCTTCAGGAGAATATTCTGATGCTGCAATGAGAAAGCCAACAGATCTTTCTCCAGCAGAAGCAAAGTATGAAAAATTTAGTAAAGACCCTTATGCAGGACTTTCTGATGAAGCCTTACAAACACATATACAAAACGCTAGACCTGGATCACCTTCACAACAAGGTTTACAACGTGAAGCCTATAGAAGAAGTGGAATTGGTATTCCTATCTCGCAAAAGATGAGAGAGATTCATACAACAGGAGATCCTTTAACTAGAAGTGAACGTGCTCAAGCATTCCTTGATGAATTAAGACGCAACCAACAAGGTTAGACGTTGGTAGAATTAATTTTAGTTAAATATTTATCATGACTGCTCTGGAACCTATCCTCGCTATGTTACTTGGTGCAGGATTAACTGCAGGAGCTACTTGGCTGTCTAAATTTTTAAATAACCAAAAAGCTATTAAGTATGGGGAAATTCTTAGCAAAGCCTATGACATCATTGATCCTCTCTTAGAAAAGAATTTAAAATCTTGGAAAGGTTCTGATGTTGAATATGCTATGGAATTAGCAGTAGCATCTGTTGCAGATAATGAATTAACAGCTGATGAATTAAAAGATGTTGTTAAAGAAGCAGCTGAACGTTGGCTTCCTGCAAAGGCAGTTGATAAGGTTCGTGGTTATTTATCTTTAGAAGAACAGCCTGCAGAACTTAAAGCAGCTGATGCCTTAGCTAAAGCAGTTAGTGGTGAGATCTCAACTGAGCAAGCTATTACTGCTGCCAAAGGAGAATTAAAAAATGTCGGATAAGTGGATTCAAGATGCAATAAAACGTCCAGGAGCTTTTACAAAAAAAGCAGAAGAACGTGGTATGGATTCAAAAGAATTTGCACAGAAGGTAACTAGTAATCCAGATGAATATGACACTCGTACTGTTCGTCAGGCGAATCTTGCTAAGACATTAAGTAAACTTCGTAATCGTAAAAAGAATTAATTATGGCTTTTCCTGAAAAACGTAATTTAAGAGAGAAAAACTTACAACAAGGTAAGCCTATTGATAATGATGTTGATTGGTCAAATAGAGCAACAGATTTTAAAAATATGTTTGCAACTCGTATGAAAGATACAAATAAGTCTTATGTAGAACAAAGTCCAGGAAGATTTAGCAATGAAGATGCTAATGCTTTTTATGAAACTAGTCAGGTACTGACTGATGGCTTACCAAACTTTATAGATGAAAATAAACAAATAAGTGCTGAAGCTTTTTTACCAAAATACATGGCATCTGTATTTATACCAGAAGAAGATAAAGCCAACAGTCAGAATACGCTAAACTATATACAACAGGATGCTAATTCTAACTTAGCAAATAATAATGGCTACGCAGGTAGTGAAGGAGTAAAACCAACATGAATATAGGAACAACAGCTAGAATGGCTGGCACTAAATTAGGCCAATTCTTAGCTTCTGAAGGTGTTAAAGAAGCTGCTAAAAGAGCTGCCAGAGATACAGCTGTTTATACAGCAGCAGAACAAATAATACCTCGTGTTTTTGGACAAGAAGCTCCCGATATTAGAGAAACATTAGTTAGACAGGCAACAGGTAATGTTATAGCTGAAGGTGTTACTGGAGGCTTACAAACTGCATTTCCAAATACAGGAATGGTTGGTAAACCTGATGCAAAAGGTAATGTCAAATTTGGACAATCAGGAATTGATCCTAAATTAGCTAGAGGTGTTGGAGAACTAGCAGGTCAGGCAGGTGGACAAGCAATTACTCAAAGACTTTTCCCAGGTGATCAGCAATATCCATTTTTAGCTACTGATGCTCCTCAAGCACAAAGACCTGGACACCCAGTTTCTCCTACTGGTGCGATTCCTGCTTCACATGAACCTGAATCTGCTCAAGTACATCGTAGGGATTATCACGATTTAATATTCCAAAAACAATTAGAAGCTGAAGCTGATAGACAACATTATGCAAATCGGATTGCTTTAGCAAATGCACAAAATGCACCACGAACAATAACTCAAAGAGTAGAACAAGATCCTATGAAATCTGCAATGAGTGCATTACAGGAAGGATACAGACCTGTTAAGTACGGTTAGAAATGAGTTATCAAGTTCCTAATTATTTATCAAATAGTGCAAGAGCCGCAATGCGGTTTGGTGGAGATGTTTGGAATACTGTTCTTCAAGGAATGTATGTAGATAGATGGGGTGGTGCTAGATATAAAAGTCAAGGAATGAAAGATGTTGCTTCTAAAGTAGGAGACGTAATTGGGACTACAGTTGGTTCAGAAGATTTTAGAAAAAAATATGTTTGGCCTTATACAACAGGTTATAGAGTTGTAGGCAAAGCAGCAGGAGAAGCTGCAAAAAATATTCCTCTAAGCAGAGTAGGACAAGCTGCAATAGCAGTAGGAACACCTATTCTTTACCATCAACTTACAGAAACTTCTGGTCCTATTTATCAAGGAATGCGTCCTAAAGGTTGGAAGGCTGCTGTACCTGCATCAAAAGAAGTTGATCCAACAGGTAAAACTCCTATCAGTTTGCCAGAAGAAGCAGCAGCCCGTTGGGTTCTTGGGCAAAAGAGTCAACTCTTACCTTATGACGAATTTAGAAAAGAACGTCCAGATGTAATGCCATCAACATTGGCTAACTATCGGGGCTATATGAGTAAAAAACCTAAAGCTGGAGAACGAATAAATATTGATTTAGATAAAGGATCATTTACAGCATTAGGTGGTGCAGTACGTGGAACCAGTCGTGGATTACATGATCCTGAAATACGACTTAGAGGTGTACCTATTAGTCTTAATGCGACACTAGGAACCGCTGCAGGATTAGGCACTATTGCAGCAGGTGCTAAACATTTAAATTTACAGAATGAAGGATTAGATGCAGCAGTAAAACAATCTAAAGCTGCAGTAGAAAAAGGAGGTGGAAAGGTTGCACAAGAAATGTATGATGCAGCTAGAACAGCAAAACAAGAATGGGTAGAGACATTACCTAAAGCCGCACAAGAATTCCAAAAATTAGGGAAATTCAAAGAACCAGCTTTATTAGCAGGTGGTGTATTAGCAGCTGTTGGTACTGCAGCTACAGCTAGAAAATTATTCCAAAAAGCAGAGGAAAGTAGAATCAAAAAAGAAGATCCAGTAGAATATTTAAAATATAAGCATGGTGACTTTGCTAGTGCAAAGGAAGCTATGAAACAACCTGAAGCTCGCAACTGGCAAGAGCTTTCTCAATTCATTAAGTAAGTATCATGGGATGGGATCCTAGAACCTGGTTTCAAGGTAGAAATAACAACGACGATGCATATAACAGTTCCGAAATTAAGGAATGGACTTCAGATAGGCCAACTAATGAAAGTAGAGTTTATGAAAATTGGGATGCCTATGACAGAGGAGATTATCAAGTAAAAAGAGAAGGTCGAATAAATCCAGGACAATTTTTAGGTAATTATGGAGAGGCACTTGCTAAACAAATTGAAAGTGAAAGAAAAGAAGAAAGAGGAGGAGCAACGACTTCTGCTATGCAACAAGGAAAGAAAACTGCAAAAGATGTAGCTCGTCAATTTGGGAAAATAGGTGATGATATAACTATTGAACCAGGTTATAGAGACAAAGGATTTACTCTTCCAGGAACACCAGGCAAAAAAGGATTCCTTGGAACTGCAGTTAAAGCAGGAATAGGAATGGCTTTCCCAGGAGCAGGAGGTACAATAGCAAATGCGGCTATTGGTGATCGTTTGGATTATATGTAACTCTTCAAAGAATTAGAGGATATAAAATAATAACTAGGAATTCATAAGTATTCACACAGAAATTTGAATCATGCCTATATTGCCAGCATTAGCTATCGGAGCAGGTCTTTTTGGAACAGGTGCTCTATTCGGTAGAACAAATCAAACTGTAGGAAGAAGACAAAGATTAGCAGGAGATCGATATGGCAATGTATATGATGCTGTACGTGGCCCTCAACAGAATGTAGGAGTATATGATCCAACTCTAGGGATGCCTTATAGGGCACCAGCTTATGGTTGGTCTGATTATTACAACCCTTTTAGTTCAAGAAATCTTCAGTATGGTTGGACACAGAAAGATTATGATATTGCAAGGAAAGCAGCGGTAGATTCAGCCTTAGCTATGGAACCGATTATGGAAGGTGCCAAGCAAAGAGAATACCAAAGAAATATGGCAGCTGCTCGTTATCGTCAGAAGATTGCTACTGAAGCAACTTTAGCTCAACAGTCACAATTAGGAGCACAACGCCAAGGTGAGATTGCAGCTCAAAATGCACTTGGAGCTTTAGCTGCTAACTATCAATATAGCTAAATATAATGTCACCTTTTGATCCCTATCTATCATCACAAGTTTTACCTAACAATCCTTTAACGCATTTATATAATTATTCATTAAATCGTTTAAGGGGAGGAGCACCTGGAGCACCATTAGTTGGTGTACCTAATCCAACTACTCCGTATCGTGGCGTAGGTGGAAACTATGTAGGTATGGATACATCTCCAGGAAGTGTTGGTAGAAATATTGATTTAGAAAAAATAGGTAATCAAATATCAAGTGACTATGTAGGTGTTGATCCAACAAAACAACAAGTTGTTACTCACGATGATCAACAATATGTTATTGGTAAAGATCAAAAAGTTGTAGGTGATCAAGTTTTAGATAAGGATGCACCAACAGGATTAGGAAGATGGTTTGGAGGAGCTATTGATGCTATAACAGGTAATAAATGGGATCATGATAAAAGAGATAGTGCAACTCTAATTGGAGATGCACAAACAACAAGAGAAAAAACTCAAACTGATAGGTTTTTAGAACAGAATCAATTAAATCAAGCAATACATCAAAGTCAGCAAGGTATGTATAATCAGTGGAATAGAAATGCTAGGACTCTTGCTAATCAGATAGGTGAAGATCAGATGGCTAGAGATTTAAATTATCTCAAGCAATCTTATCCAATTGCACAAGCTGCAGCTTGGGATGCAACTAATCGTGCTCTTTATGGAGATAGATATTCTGCTAGTGCAGCACAAAGACGTGAAAGAGAAGGATCTTTATCAGAAGCAGCAATGTATGGAGCTGTAGCACAACAAGCAAACGCAGCTGCAAATATGCGTGGAAGTTATCGTGGTAGAAATGTAGGTTTCGGTTAAAGCTTGTTTGAATTAAAATTAAAAATAATAGTTAGATAGTTTTATTATGGGCGGCGGTAGACCTCCTTCACCAACAGTTACTTATATTCCTGCACCTCCTCCACCTCAGACGCAGAATGTAACAACTCAATCTCTTGAAACACAGATTAGATTATCTGAAGTAGCAGGTGCACAGCAAAGACTGAATTTACAAGAAGGTGCAAAACTTGATCGTGAAAATGAAAGGGAATTTGCTACACAAGATATTCGTCGTTTAGGAGCACAAGGAACGGAACAACGTTTAGGAATAAAAGAAACAGGTGTACAAAATCGTCTTACTACTCAAGCAGAAGGAACCGAACGTCGTTTAACTGTTGGAGCAATGGGTGAGCAGGAACGTAAAACTACTGCTGTTAAAGGAGCTGAAGAAAGAAAAGGAATACAAACAAGAGGAGAAGAGACTCGTGCAACTGATAAACAGAAAGAATTATTCCGTCGTTATAAGGAGAATAGAGACTATGATCAGTCTCGTGCTGCTTATCGATCATGATCGAATGGTTAAATACTTTAACCTCTAAAGATAAAGAATCATATTTAGCTTTTTGTAAACAAATTAGTTCTCCGATACAAATGTATCTTTATGCTCGATTTTTAGGGTATAAAGGTTCAATTGTTGATTGTAGTGAATGGTCTAAAGAAGAATTTAAAAAACGAAATTTCAATCAAGTTTTAGAAATGGAAATTGACTTAATGCAACAAGATATTTCTAAATTACGAGATGGTATAGATTTAGGTGTTGTCAAACAAGACATGGGTGCAGCACGTATTGCAATGCTTCAAAAAGAATTACGTGGTGCTATTAAACAATTAAATGATGAAAAATATTTATTAGATAAACAAGGATTAATTCTTGCAGGTGCCGATAGAGCTTTACGTGAAATGTTATCTATTTTTAGAGATGATCCAATTGAAGGACCCTTAACAGAAGCTTCAATGGGAGTATGGACAAAAATTTTACAAGAAGAATCATAAGAGTTATTGAGGTATCCTTAATGCATGGCAGGAACCAGTATTTATTCTGTTTATAGAAGAACTGCACGTGCAGCAGCTAAACAGCAAGTAGTTAAAAAAACTTCTGATATTGATGTTGATAGAGCACGTGTAGATTTTGCATATTTTTGTGATGTTGTAGGTGACAAACCTCCTGCCCATCATATGGAATTATGGCATGATCATTTATATACACATGAAGATAGTGAATGTTTAATTGGAATTGCTGGGCCGAATGTAGATATTCTTGCTCCAAGAGGTTCTGCTAAATCAACTGTTCTTGGTTTGTTTACTGCATGGGCAATAGGAATACATGCATTACATAGAAAACCATTAAAAATTTTATATATCTCATATACCGTTGATGTTGCACGTCCTAAGAGTGCAGCCATTAAAAGAATTATTGATGAAAGTAAAAGATATAGAGAAATCTTCCCAATGGTGAAAATTGCTAAAGGAATTAATTCAAATGAATATTGGAGTATTGATTGGAAATTTGCAGGAATTAGATCAACTGGTGAAGAAGAATTTAGTTTATGTTGTGCAGGTCTAAAAGGTGCAGTGACTTCTAAACGTTCACATCTATGTATTATTGATGACGCAATCAAATCTGCTGATGATATTAAAAATAGAGATATACGTGTAGCTATGGAAGAAAACTGGAATTCTGTTATTGTTCCGACCATGTTTGAAGGTGGAAGAGCTATATGTTTAGGAACACGTTTTCGTCATGATGATATACACCAAACTACCTTTACGCCAGATAACGATTGGATTCAAATTGTTCAATCAGCAGTAACAGTTGATAGTGAAGGAGATGAAAAATCTTACTGGCCTGAAATGTGGTCACTTGATTATTTAAAAGACAGACGTAGACAAGCTCCTGTTAGTTTTAGTTTTCAATATCAAAATCAAATCGTAAGGACGAGTGAAATGTCTATTTCACCTGATTTGATTATTAAAGGACAAATACCAACACAATTTGATTGTTTAGGAGTTGGAGTTGATTTATCTGCAGGTATTAGAGAAAGAAATGATTATACAGTTTTTGTCATGGGTGGAAGAATTGGAGACAAAATTTATGTTATTGACTGTAAACGTCTAAGAATTATGGGTAACGTAGAAAAACTTGAAGCCATTATGGATATGATGTATGAATGGGGAGTAGTTCATAAAGATGGAGATCAATATTATCCGACTGGGAGTACTGTAGATATTTGGTCTGAAGCCGTTGCATACCAAGCATCTTTAGAAGCAGATTTCAAACGAATATGCTTAGAAGAACAAGGATTACACAATCTTTTATGGCATCCTGTAAAAGGATTTAGAGGAGATAAAGTTGCACGTTTTAGAGGTATAATGGGATTGTTCGAGCGACATAAAATTAGATTTAACAAGTACAGAAAGTTCCAAGCTTTAACTGATGAAATCGTTAATTTTGGAGTTAGTTCACATGATGACTGTGTAGATGCGTTAGTTTGGCTGTGTAATGGTCTAATGTCTAGAGGAAAACTAGAGTTAGAGTATTGACGATTTAGACTGTTTAAAGCACTAACATGGCCTCTAATTTTTATTACGAAGGAATTGAACTTGAACAAGATGCTTATGGCTCCGCCATTATTAATCTTCCCGATGAATTATGTCACGATCTTGGGCTTCAACCAGGCGAACGATTCAATGTCGAAGCTGATGAAGACAATCTTACTTTCAAGAGAATGGCAGCAGGTTATGAAGTGGTTCAATAGCAAAACCAAAGAAAGTAACTGATGGGCAAAACTAATCCAGCTTTTGAAGCAATGCTTGAAGGAGTCATTAATCGTGATTCCACGGGTGCAGCTGATTCGATGTTAATCAATGCTCATCTAGCCCAAATGAAAATGTTTGGGATAAGACAAGGTGTTGAATTTTATCCTGAACAAGATAATTACGGAACACAGAGATATGATCTTATTCAACAAGTTATTAAATTTAATAAGTTAGATGCAAGACTTGATGCAATATGGGATCATTTTTTAGCATTAGGAAAGGGCTTATTTTATATCCGTCCTACACAAAAGACATATAGAATCTACTGGTTTGATAAAAATTCTTATCGTACTTTTTATTCGCCAGAAGGTGACTTAGAAGAAGTTGTCATTATTTATCCTTATAAAGTTAAATCTTCTAAAGGTTTTGGTGCTACACAAGTTGGTTTAAGTACTGATAAGAGATACATGCGTCTACGAATTACTGCAGAAAAAATAGAAGAAGTACATAGTGAACAAGAGATGAGTTTTGATACTCCTCAAGAGTTCACAACTTTAAAGAAGAAAGAGTTGATTAATACAATGCAGTTTATTCCTTGTGTTGAGGTATTTAATAATCCTGATGCATTTGGAACAGAAGGCAAAGGTGACTTTGATTGGATAGCTAATCAAATTGTTGCTCATGATGAAATGGTTAAGAACATCAGAGCAAACTTATCTTTCTTTGGAAATCCAACTTTACTTTCTTCTAGACCTAAGCAAGACATTGTTGAAAGTAATAAACAAGATGGTCCTCCTCAAAGACCTAGTATTTCTAGTCAATCTGGATTTACATCAGATTTAAGTATTCTTCAATCTACTTATAAACAAGATCCTGTCACAAGAAATCCAGCAGGATACACAGGAAGCCCTGGATCAGGGATGCGTGTACCACGTGTGATTGCAAACTTAGAACCTTCTGATCGTGTTGGTTTTATTACTCCTAATGCAGTTAGTACAGATCAAGCACGTTTTGCAGAACAATTAAGGAATGAGATACGTTTAGCTCTTGGTGGTATTGATGATCTATCTATTAGTAATGTCACAGCAACAGAGATTAAATCACAATATGGGCGAGTTAGTGCTACTGCTAAAAAGAAATGTCTACAACTTTATAACTATGGTATTTGTAAGTGTTTTGAATTAATTATTTTTCAGGAAGAAGAGATATTTAAAAAGACATTAGCTCATTCAATAGGATTAAAAACTGTTGAACCTCCTCAAGATGATTCACAGGAGGAAATGGATAGATATCAAAAGCAAGATGCTGCATATTATAAAAAGTTAAATAAGGCACTTGCTAAGGCAGAAGAAACAAAAGAGATACCAGAAGGTGTTTTAGGACTTGCTCCAGATGGCAATAGGACAGTAGAATGGCGATGGATGGGTCCCGTTTATGAAGACACAACTCAAGATAAATTAAACCAGTCAATTTTTACTAGAAACCTTCAAGAATTAGGGGTAGATAGTATAGAAGCACTGAAGTACTTATTCCCATCCAAAACTGATGACGAGGTAGCAGGCATGTTATCGGGTTATCCGTTTAGAATGGTAGGACAGGTACAGAGGGCGTATTCCACGTTTATTGATCTAATCAATCAAGAAATGAGGACTCCGCATCCGCAACAGCCTGACTTACCTATGTCGGCTGATCCGAGACTAGATCTCACACCTTTTTTATATCGAACTTTAGAATCACTACAGAAGGAAGTAACTTATGCAGGACGCTACC